TCAGGCACGCCCTTGGAGCTTCACGGCCTGGAAAATCGGCTTATCGTATCGGTAACGCAGCTCAGGCGGACCGGGAGTGTAGTCGTGGTCCTCCCAGCGGATGCGAGTGAACCCCATCTCGAAGTCGACAACCTCCATGAGCGCCGTCAGCTCCTTGGTGAACGTCAGACCCGGTCCGGATCCCTGAGTCACGCCGGTTGATTCGTAGTAGACGTGCGCCTTCACGTCGACGAGCGTCGTATTCTTCCAATCGGCGGTCACGACACCGCGGACGGTGACCTTCTCGGCGATCACAAGCTGAATCGTCTGAGTGAGCCCGATCATCACTTGGCTCGGATCCGGTAGGTGTTGAGCACGGCGAGCTCGGCGAGGTTGAACCCGTCGAACACGCTCGGCGTCTCCTGGTATTCGCCCACCTGGAATCGTTTCGTCTGAGTCGGGTTGACCGTGATCCGAATGGCTGCCAGCTTCACAGCCGAGCAGATCGACGGTGCTGCCTGCTCACCATCTGCAGAGAACCCCTTGCCTCGCGTGTACTCCTGAGCCATGCTCCACACGACGTCGATGTAGGCAGACGCCAAGCTCACGGCCTCAGTGTCTCCACTGCGGTTCATGAGCTTGGCGATCTCCGAGCCTTCCGGCTTGGCTTGCATGGGCTGCATGTCAGGCCGCAGCAGTCAGGACGATGACGCCCTCAGGGTGGAGCAGTCCGAGATCGTAGCGGGTGACGACTCGAATGGCCTGCTCGTCGGTGGTGGCGAACGTCTGATCTAGGATCTTCACGTCGGCGTTGGTGTCGCGCACGACGGCAACCTCGCCCATGTTCGCCAGGACTGCCTTGCCGGCCTCCAGCTTGTTCGTCACGGTTACCGGGATACCGAACAGCGAGTACGTCGCGCCGGCCGTCAGGTCGGAGACGATGAGGTAGTGCCCGTCAGCGTCCTTGAGCTTGCGCAGCGTGAAGAAGTCAGCACCGGAGATAAACCACCGGTTCGGCTGCACTTCGGCGGCGTGAGCCATTGCCAGGGCATCGAGCAGAGAGTCAGGATCCGAGGCGTCGAGGACACCCTCCTGCACGCCTGCCTGATTGATCATGCCGGTAACCGACTTCGCCGCGCCGTCGCCGCCGAGCAGGGCAGTGTCGAGCTTGCGAGCAACGTCATTGACGAGTCGAGCCTTCAGAGTGGCATCGAGACCGACAACCGACTGACGAGCGAGCTCATTGGTGAAGCGGATCAGCGTCTTGATGGACTTGCGATCGGTGGGCATGAGCTTGACCTCATCGAAGTCCACATCGGCCTCGGGGATCGCTTCCCCTTCACCGACCCACGACGGATCAGACGAGCTGACGAGCTTGGGGATCCGCAGCGGCGAGGCCGAGTCGTAGATCTTCACGCCTGAGTTGAGCATGATGGACTGCTCTTCGAGAGGCTGGATCAGCAGGGACGAGACCTGCTCGGCGAGCAGTTCGGGATTTGCGGCGGTGTTTTCTGTGGCCATGATTGGCACCTTTCACGAGAATGATGAACTTGGATCCCGCGGTGCCAGACCGACGATGGGGAGCCGCGCCAGGCGACTCCCCATCATTGTAGCAAATACCCTCAGGGGGTATATCCTTCTATGCTCTCGATCGCAACATGCCCGCGAGGTCGACAGTTTCCGATGCCCCTGACGCGCCCTGCCCGATGTCACCTTTCGGGGTGCGCTTGCCCAGATACGGCTTCGCCTCGAGCAGCTCGTCAATGGCCGCTGTCAGCTTCTCAGGATCCTCAAGGTGGGCTTCGTCGAACTCGAGGTCGGACGGATCCATGAGCCGCCCGGTCGCGTCCACAAGGGTCTTGTGGAGCTTGTGAGCGAGCTCGTCGGCACGGCCGGCACGCTGCCGATACCGTGCGTTCTCGTCCCGCAGCTTCTCGACATAGTCCCGTGGAAACGTGTCCGGCTCGTCGTCGACCTGGTCTTCATCGGACGGCGTCGAATCCTCGTCGGTGCCCTCGGTAGTATCGAGGTCACCGTCGGACTTCTGGACATTTTCGTCCGAAAGCTCCTCGACGACGGGCTCGACTTCCTCGGTGGTCTCGGTGATCTGCTGTTCAGTCATTTCATTCTCCTACTCGGGTTTCATTGGCGGCCGCGAACAGTCCTGCCGCGGCCAAGCTTGCTGGTTGGTTCATGCCCCGGCCCTCGAGGTTCTGGGCGAGGTCGGCACGGGCCTGCACGTCAGCAATGGACGCCCTGGCCGCTTCACGGTCCTTCGCGGCCTCAATGGCGGTGATCTCGTCCGCGTCGTATCCCAGACGCTCGAGAGCGATCGAGGCGGGGAGGATGCCTGCCTGCACAAGCTTCGTCACGGCGTCAGCTTCCTGAGCTGTCGAGCGAGTCGACGGGTCTGCCCACTTCACTCCCACGTCGACCGATGCCGGGTCCGCGCCGGTCTGGATCGCGACGATGAGCTGGGCCACCTGCCGCCATGACCTGCCAAAGATGCCCTGTCGTGCCTCTGCCTTCGCCGTCAGTGTCGCCTCAGATGCCCGGATGCTGTCCGCACTCGTCGGATTCGACCCGGCCAGGCCGAGCATATGGTCCGGTAGGCCGCTGACTGCGGAGATCTCGCGCATGATGATCGACACGGCGTTCTCATAGCCGATGAGGTCCGCAGCCGGCAGCTGACCGAACTTCGATTCGGGAGCCTCGGAAATCATCATCTTGTCGGCCTCGCCGTATGGGTTGACGACCTCTGCCGTCTCATCGTCGGGGTCGGTGAGCTCAATGCCGGTTGCCCAGCGCCGAGGACGCGCCGAGGACTCCGAGGCTGTGAGCAGATCCGTCGTGAGCTTCACGAGAGCGTCAGTCAGCGGCAGCACGTCGAGCATCTCGGAGACACCGCGGGTCATGAGCCGGCCACCGTTGCGGAATTGGACGACGGGGACTCGGCCCAGCGGGTTGTCCAGAGACTCGACCGGCTCGAACCCGGTTGTTGTCGCGCCGACACTGCGGGCCTTGTACCGGATGATCTCATCGGGTCCATACCAAACAGCGTGAGTGGCGTCTTTCGTCTCCCACCGCTTCACCGCCGATGTGATCGCTCGAGTTGCCGGGTCGATCGTCACCGCCATTTGCGTAGCACTCTCGACTGACACGAGGGGTTGACCTTGAGCGTCAGCCCAGACGATCACGTAGGCGTCGCCGAGCAGTAGAGCTTCCCGGTGGACGACTGAGGACAATGTGTCCATGTCGTTGACCAGCCATGAGGGCCAGATCTCGGGTTTCGTGAAGCCGGTGACGCGCAGCCGCTCCGCGATCGTCTCCACGACCAGTTTCGGGACATTGACCGAGACCGTCGAGAGCCGGCTACCCAGATTCTCGATTGCTTCAGGTGAGAGGAACGTCAGCGGTTGCTTGCCCTGGTAGTACTTCACCAGGCGGGAGTGATCCGCGACCGGCTCGTCGATCTTCTGCAAGATCTCTGTCAGTTCATTCTTCGTTGGCATTTCTTCATCTCCTAAATGAGCGCGCTCGACGGCGCTTCGGTTTCTTCGTTGCTCTCCACGTCGCCCGTGAGTGAGCCATGACCAAGCAAGCTGCAAGGTCGATCTTTCGGGCCTGACGAGACCTCGAGGCCTTCGCCAGACGCATCCCCCGATCACCCTCAGTCACCACGGCAGCGGCCACATGAGCGGCGAGCTTCGGTTCACCTGAGTGGGTGAGCTTCCCGGCCACTGCCGCCGAGTACACGTCACCAGTGGCCGCGGTGAGTCGAGTGGGAGAGTGCGGGAACTCCACGACCGGCAGAGACTCGGATTGGAGCACTTGCAGAGTCCTCGTCCACCGGAACGGATCCGCGATGATCTCGACGACCTGGAATTGCTTGCAGGCGGCCCTGATGGTGTCCTCGACTTCCTCGACCGGCACGCGCCAACCGTCGTCGCCCTTCGGCTTCTCCCACACGGCCAAGGTGTGGAAATGCGGTTCAGTCGAGACCGTGCCCAGCAGTAGAGCAGTGGTGTCTTCAGAGAACGAACCATCGAGGGCGATCACGACCTCAGTGCCGTCGTCGATCAGCTCCCCAGTGTTCAGCGACTCCCACACACCAGGCGGCAGAAACCCGCCCTCGGTCTCAGAGGCCAGCTGACACAGGCGTGCACGGCGGAATGTCGCCTCGCGTGTTTTCGGCGGCTGTAGGGCTTGCAAAGCGTCCCTGTGCAAGAAATCATCCAAGGCGGGATTGGCAAGCTCCCAGCAGTGCTTGCAGTCGACGGGGTGATGCTCAAACCCGGCAGCAGAGAACTCCCTGAACCGCAGCGACTTGTCCTCAGGATGATCGGCGGCGTACTCCCTCAGCGAGAGCAGTACCTGGTCGTCGAGGTTCGGGCCAGGGGTGCCGATCGCGACGAGCACCGAGCGTTGACGCTTGCCCTGAGCCAACTGCACGACTTCAAAGAGATCTCTGTTCACGACGCCGGCCTCATCGACGATCGCGAGCACGTAGTCGAGACCTTCAGCCGAGGCAGCCGAGGCCGGCATGACCTGGAAACTCGAATCAGTCGAAGGCATATACATTCTGTCCTTGAAAATCTGGATCCGAGACGACAATTCCTCGGACAGCTCGACCATGCGACGAGCAGCATTGAAGGCCAGACCAGCCTGCCGCTCATCGACAGCGAACACGACCACGTTGGCCGCTTCTCCCCAGGTGGTCATCACGAACACGCCTACGGCAGCCGAGAGGGTCGTTTTCGCGCTTCCCCGAGGAAGCATGAGCCCGACCGTCCGAGCACCAGAGTCGAGAATGTCCCTGACGATCTCCATCTGCCACGGCCTCGGCTTCAGCGGCTTACCCGCACCGGTACCCTTGGGGGTCTTGATGAACTTGTGAGCGAACTTCTCAAACTTCTCAGACTCGACCTTGCTCCGAGGCTTGAACGGCAGGGGTGAGTCGTCGACAGCGGACTTTGGACCAGCTTTCACGACAACCTCCCTTCCTTATCCAGCATACCCCCGGGGGGTGTGTAACGGTCTCTGTGCCTACCGGGCGGCGTCGGATAGTAACTTAGGGCGGGGCCTCTCCCCCTATCGATCTGCTCGGCGATCATCCGCTCGACTTCGGGACTCGCCTTGACTCCGGCAAGTTCGGAGTTGCACGGCTTGCACAAGATCCTCAGGTTCGCTTCCTCATAGGCCCATTCCGGTCGGTCCTTGAAGCGGACGATGTGGTCGACGGTGAGTCGATCCTTCGATCCGCAGCGGTCGCAGAACTTCTGCTGTCGCCGTAGCCGTCGAGACAGGTTCTTCCAGCGCGTCCCATTGGCATAGGCAGGGTGCTCGACGTTGGGTGTGCCTGAGTGGGTCGGCAGTTGATGCTCGACGCATCGTGTGGTCGCTGATGGTTCACCGCAGACGATGCAGGGCTTGAGCCTACTCATCTCGAAGTCCCATGATCTCTGCGCGCATGTGAGCGAGGTAGCTGCTTGGATCTCCTGGTGTGCCCATAGCTCGTGAGCCAGTGAGCAGGGCCAGGTCGGAGATGCTGGCGAGCAGTGTGCTGCTGTCGGCGTTGGCGAGGATAGTCTCGAGCCCTTCCCTGTCGTCGCTGGCGTGAGCCTGCATGAGCGCGAGGGCATCGAGGTAGCGGTCTCTGATAGTCATGATGCTTGGGCCTCCTGGGTTTCGCAGTTCGGGTGGGTGGTGGAGCCGTTGACGCTGATCAGACGCTCACCGCAGATGGAGCAGGCAGCGACCTTGTTTGACGGTTTAGACGGTTCGGACGGTCTTGACGGTTCAATAGAGGGGGTCTCGTCTAACCGTCCAGCTGGTGCCGAGAGGCCAACTGCACGCCATGCGCGACCGAAGTTGCCGACGTAATAGCCACGGACACCTTGACCGTCTTTGGTTGATCGAATGCTGAAGTTCTTGACCAACATCCGACCCATCCGCTGGGCGGTGAGGTCTTTGCCGAAGGTGCTCGCGCTCGACCACATGCCTGGTCGGTCAACGATGAGCGCGCTCACGATCTCGGCGGTGGACACGAATGTGCGATCGTAGTCCACGTACACCTGATGAAGATCGCGGATCAGCTGCAGGTGTGGCTTCACCGTAGTGAGACCTTCCTCCTGGTCTCTCTCCATCTGATCCAGGTCGTTGATGATCATCCGGTCTACACGATCGGCCCAGTCGCCACCGGCAAAGACTGCCACGCGCTTGAGTGGGAACCATCGTTCCCTCACACGGCCGGTGCATCCTTTCGGGACTGGGGGACGTGTGCCGCGAACTTCGTCCCGTACCGCCTCGGCCCATTCTGCGATGGACAATCCTAGATCCTTTGTGTCGGGCTCGATAATCTCCCAGTCGGATTCTTCGACGTCTCCTTCAGCGGCAGGGAACATCGTCACGGTGATCGCACGCTGCATCGTGTCCTCGGGCAGGTCTGGTGCATTGCCGGCCATCGCCACGGGCGCGAACGTAGGCAGGCTATGGGCAACCCATCCGTCCTCTTTCGAGGGGACGAGGACCGGACGTGTACCTCCGACTTTGTACCCTGAATTGAGCACGCCGAGGACGTCCTCGATTCCCGGCTTATTAGGGCTCAGCGCCTTCTCCGCTTCGTCGATCAACAGGACCGTGGGGGTCGCCGCGATCAGTCGCGGGATAAGTGCCGACGATGACACCGAAGACATGGGAGTTGCGTGCGGTGCCAGACGCTCAAGATGCTCAAGCACGGTCGTCTTCCCCGACCCCGGCATCGGGGACGTGATGAGCAGCCTCGGTGTCGTGTAGAGCGCCTGGGGTAGGTGAGTGTGCATCGCCCAGAGCGTCAGCACGTCGAGATCTTCATCGGAGGCAGGGGAAAGATACCTGCTCAGATGCTCCCGAACCCGGTTTGCGACGGTTCCACTAGGGGTCCCATTTGAACCGTCAAAACCGTCTGAAGCGTCCGAACCGTCAAACGAACTCATACTCATGATGCTTTCCGCCTCCTCTCAATGTTGGCCGCGTTGTTGGCACGTTTCGCGTCGATGGTGCTGACGAGGTTCTCGAGGAACGCTCGGCTCACGGTCACGGTGTCGGCGTCCTCTCGTGGGTAGGTGGCGATATGGTCGCGCAGGCCGCGCAGGAACTCGTTGTCATTGACTTGGGCGACGATCACGCCTTGGTTCCATCCGGCGAAGTGGCCTTCTTTGTGTCCGCGGTCGTAGGCGACTTGTGTGCCGCCGTGGTAGATCTTCAAGGTTTCCTCGTCTTTGCTGAGGTACTTGGTCATCGTGTTCTCGGCGGGGAGTACGCTTCCAAAAATGTCCACGTACTCCCCGCGCACTTCCTGGCATGGGTAAGTGCGAACGGGTAGTCAGTGCTTGGGCTTGAGGTGCTGCACCTTCTCGACGATTCCCATCAGCCAATCGGTCAGGGTCTCGAGCTCGGCAATGTCGAGATTGAGCACGGTGTTCCCGAAGGGCGCACTGTCGACGACGAGATTGACGTACGGGTCGGTGGTGAGGCCGTGGCCGATTTCCTCGAGCTGGGTGACTGTCGCCTTGAGGCTGTACTCGTCACCGTTCTCATTGGCGCGTTCGAGGCTGTACGTGGTGCCCTGGTGCATCACGTCAGGACCGAAGACGCGCATTTGGTTCGGGACGGACCATGAGGGGTGCTTCACGGTGCCGGTCTTGCTAGAATTGGTGGTAGACATTTCATCCTCTTTCTGGGTGTTTTGGCATTGGTGATCGGCGGTCGCATCTTCTTGGCGGGAGGGCGACCGTCGTTCTTTGTCTCTCAGCGTCTGGCGGCGCAGCTCGTCCCCACTGACGGGGAAGAACACTGTGTCGTCAACTGGCACGTCATAGATGCTCACGATGCAGCCTTATCGAACTGCTCTTCAATCCAGGCGTTGACCTCGGACTTCTTGAACATGCGCCGGCCGCCGATCTTGGCTGACTTGGGTGCATCGCCGGCGTGGATCATGTAGCGCAGCGCCGAGGGCGTCTTGCGCAGCATCTCCGCCACCTCTTCCACGTAGAGAAGTCTGTCTATCTTCTGGTCATTCATTGTCTGACACTCCTTCGGTGAGTCATTGAGCGGCTACGTATTCATTAACGCACACTATTCCTTTGTTGTCCAGCGTGGAAACCTTAGACGTTTGAGTGGTAGCGTTAGACGAGTGAAGACCATCGGAGAGAATGTCAGAGCGCAGCGCCAGTCGCGCAACCTCAGCCAGACGGGCCTTGCCGACGCGCTCGGTGGCGATTGGGTCCAGAAGACAGTGTCGAGAATTGAGAACGGCCAAGACATGACCGTTACTCAGCTTGAGCAGCTAATCCGCGTGCTCAGCCCGCAGATTCTGGCCGAGACGAACTTGGGAGTCATGGCGTCGGCGGACTTTGTATATCTGCTCAATGAGAGTCGAATAGCCGAAAGCCGTGAATATTTGCATGAGGCGTACCAGGCTACCGAGCACACTTTGAACATGCTGCGCGGAATAGGCAAGGCGCTGGAGTAGCAATGGCGTCGATCCAGAAGAGACCTAACGGCAAGTGGCGAGCACGCTACCGCGACAGTGAGGACCGCGAGCACTCGAGGCACTTCGCGAGGAAGATCGACGCCCAGCAGTGGCTTGATACGGTCACGGCCTCGGTCATTCGTGGTGACTATGTGGATCCCAAAGCGGGGATGGTCACGTTCAGTCAGTTCTACAAGTCCTGGTCCGCTCGGCAGGTGTGGACGCACGGCAGTCGAGACTCGTTCGACCTCATCGGGTACGGGGCCACATTCGGAGACGTGCCGCTGCTGAAGATCAGGCGCAGTCATGTCGAGACGTGGGTGAAGGCCATGACAACAGCCGGCCTCGCCCCTCAGACGATCTCGAATAGGATCGGACTTGCCCGGTCCATCTTCGCGGCCGCGATCGGTGACCAGTTGATCGCATTGGATCCGACGCGGGGTGTGAAGCGTCCTCGAGCTCGTCGACAAGAATTCTCCATGCAGATCCCGACCGGCGAGGAAGTGAAAGCACTGCTCGAGGCGACAGAGCCATTCTTCAGGGTGGCTATCATCGTCGGGGCTTTCGCGGGTCTGCGTCAGGGTGAGGTCTCGGGCCTGCAGCTGCAAGACTTCGATTTCCTCGGTCGACAGCTGCACGTTCAGAGGCAGGTGCAGCGCCGCTCCCCTCACCCTGTCGAGATCCGGGCACCGAAGTACGGATCCGAGCGGACTATCCATCTGCCTCAGTCGGTACTCACTGAAGTGTCGAGGCACTTGCAGGAGTTCGGCACCTATGGCGACGATCGTTGGATCCTGCCAGGGAAACAGGGTGGACCGATCTGGCCGCGACAGTTCGCGTACCGCTTCGAGGTCGCAGCGAATAAGGCCGGCCTCGATGTGACCTCACACGACCTCAGACACTTCTTCGCGTCGGGCCTGATCGCCTCAGGGTGCGACGTGGTGGCCGTCCAGAGAGCAATGGGGCACAAGTCGGCCTCAGTCACGCTCGACACGTATTCGCACTTGTGGCCGTCCGCTGAGGAACGGACCAGAACAGCGGTCGACACGATCTTCTCTGAGACTCTCGCGGACTCTGTGCGGACTGCGGACAGCAAAACTGGCACTGACCTGCACCGATAG